AGATGAATTTTGATGGCTCTGAAGACCACAGCACCGTGGTTGTGTCGTTCCCGTTTGCCTTCCCCGAGGGTACGCGACTGGCTGCTGAGATGACCGCCATTGACCAGCTTGAGGTGGTGAAGCAGTTACAGAAGGACTGGAGTGATAACAGCGTTTCTTGTACGATTTACTACCGTAAGGAGGAACTGCCGGAGATTCGGAAGTATCTCAAGAAGAACTACAAGAACAACCACAAAAGCCTATCTTTCCTTCTCCACTCTGAGCATGGCTTTAAGCAAGCCCCGCTGGAGGAAATCAGTAAGGAGGAGTATGAAGCACTTGTGGCGCGTACAACACTAATCACTCAGATTGACGAAGCCACCATTGGGCTGGATGAAGATGAGTGTGCAACCGGCGCGTGTCCAATCCGATGAGAATAGTTCTTCACTTCCGCAATGGGTTCGGCTTTGACATTGAACACAACGAGGACATCATCCACGTTATCGGTGTGGAGGACGAGAATGGGAACGAGGAGAAAACACTTGGTGGCTTTGTTGGCATCATTGTTCGTCTCCCCCTACTCGCCATCTACATAGGTGAGTTCAGTGAAGTAGACGAAGAAGTGTTTTACTAAAAAGAAGGGGACTTAATAGTCCCCTTTTTAGTTTATTCAAACAATCCTTTTATAGGCGTAGTGCTTTCTCTCATTGCTTGACGAGTTTTAGGACCTTGTTGTTTACGTGACACATCAGGACGAGGTGTACGTAAAGTTTCTTCCATCTGCTCTGCTAAATCCATGAGCCTTTCCCTTTCAGATAACGCCCTCTGAATAGTTTGCTCATTTTTGTTACGTTCAGCAATTTTAGCAAAAGCGTCTGCTTGGTCACGAGCTTTTTGAGCAGTTTTAGACACCCACTCGCGGTCTAGCATCCTATTAGCAATCTCTTTATCAGACAGCGTTTTGAAACCGGGCTGCACAGAAGAAATATCTACCTTAGTTTTTTCCCATGCCACCTTTTCAGCTGCCGTCATATCAAACCTAGCACCCCTAGCTATCTTGTTTGCAGCAGTTTCAACAGAAGAACTAAAGTTGCTGACTGGTTTAGGTGCAGCTGCTTCACTTAATCGCCCTGTAACTGGGTCAACCTCTAGAACTATTCCTTCTGTTGTAGGACGGCGTTGTGCTGCTTCAGCAGCAGCCATAGCAGCTTCCCTCTCTTGACCTACAGCCCTAGACACACCAGCACGTCGAACATCTTCAGCCCGTAGAGCACCTAACGTACTTTCAGCACTTGGTGTTGGTAGCGCACGGCTTAAGTCAGGAGGCACAACCTGTACATTTGGCTCTGCTGATGAACGCATAACAAAGTTAGGTACGTAGGGTCCTTCACCGGGTCCTAGCACCTCTACAGGAGCTTCATAAGGAACTAAAGCCTGATTAGTTGGTATTGGCGGTTGTCCTGCAACAGCTTGAGAAGGAGCAGGTATGCGGTAATCAGCTATGTTTAAACCACGCTGGTACTCAGGATTAGCCATTCTCCTAGCAGCTAAGTATTGTGATAATTGAGCACTAAGAGCACCAGCAGCTGCGCCGGACGCACCTCCGAGTGCACCACCCAAGGACATGCCAAGTAAGCCACCAGCAGTTCCTGCTAAGCCTGCGCGCCTAAACGCCATTAAACCTCTTGTCCATGCATCATTAGGAGAAATACCAAACGCTTCAGGAAAATTACCAGCAACACGACCAATTGCAGCTATGTCTCCTGTCAGGGCATTGTCTTTTGACGTGATACGAGCAATTTTACCTGCGTCAATAAGACCTGTATTTAAATCTGTTGCTCCCTCATAAGCATAAGATTTAGCCATTTGTTTACGAGCACTACGAAAGTCGCCTAACAAACGAGGATTGCTTATGTTAGACTCAATCATAACTTCTAATGCATTAGCAACACCCATTTGAGCATCAGCAAGCTCTAAAGCTGAAACAGATGCACTTTTGTTATTATAAACTTTACGAGCCTTACCACGCAAATCCTCTATGTTTCGTAGCAAGTCTTTTCCGTTAATACCTGTTGTCACTTTTGCTTTTGCATTTGAAACAACATTATCTATAGCTTTTGCTACTGTAGGTCCTGAACTTATTAAACTACTGTCAGGAATTAAAGAATCTAAAGCATTGAGAGTGGTAGCATCTGCCGTCATAGTAGGAAGTGCTCTAACCTCATTATATGGCTTTGCAACTTTATTACGAGCTTCTCTAAAAGGTTTATTGCTGTTAAGTTGGGTATTTGGAGGCAACCCTAACTCATTCAAAGCAACTACACGAATGTTTTCCTTGTTAGCCTTAGACAGTCTAGCAGAACCAGCTTCTCCAGCAACAGAAGAAAGGACACGAGTTCCTAAACTTGGTTGTGCTGCTTCAGGAGGAATAACAAGACCTAACCGTTGAGCATCTTGAGCAGCTTCAATTATAGGACCACGTTGGTATGCTTGCTCAGATAGACGCTGCTCTCGTGCTGTCAATGGTTTATCTAAAGCCAGTCGAGTACCTGCTTTTACATCAGCAACTACAGGAGCAGCTACTTCTGCTATTTTTCTTCCCGTAGTTCTAGCAGCCCCCGGTACTGCTAAGGACAAAGTAGCAATCATGTTTTCTACGTCACTGACAGGTAGACCTGTTTGTTGTGAAATCCACTCAGCACCTTTGTTAATGTTTTCACCAATAAACCTAATTACTTGTTGAGAAGCCTCGGCTTGATACTCAGGGGTTTCTGTAACACCAAATGCTTTACCAAAGGGTTTATCAATAGCCCCTACAATTCGTTGTGTTTGTGCAGAAGCCTCTTCAGGAGACATAAACAAACGAGCAATAGGATATGAAACCATGCCAGCCGCTGCTGGAATAACACCACCAACAGTAAAATCAGCTAAAGAAGCCGCACCGCGACCAAATTGAGTCAACAGGTCAGGGCTTACGCCTTGCGCTGGCTGCTGTGTTTCAAAAACAAACCCTTCAGGTAGTGACATTGACGGTTGTGCCGCTTCCTCTTCTAATACAAATCCTTCAGGTAGTGCCATCTTTAATTACCTCGCTTGTTGCCAAGTTTTTCCACCATCTGTAGATACTATACGTTGTCCTGTTTTTGGGTTTCTTGCGTACATAGGAGCAACCTGTGGGACCGCTGTTGGGATTGACGCTACAGCTTCTTCAGTTTTACCCATGTTTGCATATTCTTTCAACTCAGGACGGTCAAACAAAGATTCACCGCCTTCTCCTTCAAACCACGCATCTTCAGCACCTTTAAAAGTTCCTTTTTTACTGCGCCACTTTCTGTAAAACTCACGTTTTGCTATATCTCTGTTAGCTTGAGCAAGCGCCACTTTTAGAATAAATTTGTTAGCCTCTACTTCATTTCCAAGTTGAGCACTGGTTGCTGTAATACGTCTAGCATCCGCTTCTGTCTGAGGACCTTTCTGAGCAATCTGCGTTTGCAGAACTAACTGGTTAACTTGGGCATTAAAAGTTTGGGCGTCTCCCGCAAATTTCGATGCGTCTTTCACACCAAAAGCTGCTAATACACTGGCTGCGGCTGCTTTAGCTTCAGTTCCAAACCCTGTTTTAAAGCCTGAATCTAGAATCTTTAAGTTAGTTTGTATAGATGCTTTAGTTTTTAATGCAGTATCAGCTACCTCAGAAATGTTCTTATAGGTACCAACTAAAAATTTACCATAGTCTTGTGATTCAGCGGTTTCTGCTGCGTTAACAATAGAAAGAGGCGGAGCAGGGGGTCCATAGTTTTAAATGGTGTCGCCTGACACAGAGTCTATTAATTGAACACCTTCTTTTGTTTCTACAACTTCAGTTTTTCGTTCACGAAACTTAAACTTATCGCTAATTACCTCTTTGTACAAATTTTTATCACCAGCAATAGATAAAACAGTATTGTTATCCATTTTAGGAAAAGAAGACACCAATGCTGTAGCTCTGTTAGTAATTGCTTTTTGCTCTTTAGCCAACTCTAAATCTTCTTTTCTCAATGCAGCTTGTTGTTCAGCCGAGCCAAACTGACGAATAGCTTTCCTGTACATTTCTGTTTGTTCTGTTTCGGTTGCGTCAAAAGGAACAGCATTAAGAGCCTTTTGCAGGTTCTGTTTACGTTCTGCATCGCTTAATTGATACCCAGTAAGTTGTTCAGTCTGTGCCGTCTTACGTGCTTGCATAGCAAGGTCAGGGAACCCGGACTGAGCAAACAATTCAGCAGCTTTGTTGTACTGCTCTGCTAGGTCAGGAATATCCTTAACTTGTTCAAACACACGTTGAATTGCTGCGTTCTTCTCTTCACCGGGCACTTGACCACCAAACATACGTCCAGCACCATAGCCAGCAATGCGCCCAGCGTTAGACATTGTTTGTATCAACTGACTGTACAAATCACCACCTCCAACTGGCTGCATAAGACCACCGAGGTAGTCCTGCTGTAGTTGCCCGGGAGTTTTATATGAAAACAAACCATCAGCCATGATTATTCCTTATCGTTTTGGAGCGAATAGTCCAGTAAACCCTTGAATACCACCTAACAAAGCGTTAGCAGAACCGATACCGCCAGCTAAGTTAGACGCCGCAGCCGCTTGACCACCGCCTAGCAGTGCTTGTGCTTGATTACCACCTGAGACAGCTTGCTTACTGCCAATGTCTGCACCAATGGTGAGAGGACGCAACGCTTGCTCTTCAACACCAAGACCAGTTTGGAACAACCCGGTGCCACGAGAGATAGCCTTATCAATCTCAGCCTGTGCAAGTTGTCGGCTTTGCTGTGCCAACAGGGCATCTGCTTGAGCACGGGCTAGGTCACGTTGATACTGCTGTGGATTAACCATGCCAGCAGCCCCAGCACCTAGAGCCTGACCACTTAGACCCAAGCCAATACGCCCCTGCTGTAGTTGACGCTGGCGCAACGCAATGTCCTCTGACTCACGTTGAGGAGCCATCAATTGTTGCTGCTGCTGATAAAACTGTTGAGCAGCCGCCTGTGGGTCAGTTTGTATTTGGTCTAAGAATTCAGCACCAGTGCCGTAAAACTTGTCCCTAAAAGCAGCCAACAACGGGTCAATCTCATACCCTGCCTGACTCTTAGAGGGGTCAAAGTAGGAGGTGCCAAATCCCGTGCTAACCGCATAAGGACGAAACTGTGCAGCATCTGAGGCAATCTTAGCAGCTTCAAGGTTAGCAGCGGCTGCTTTGTCAGCAGCAGAAGATGCTTGCCCACCAGCTAGTAAACCACCAACAAGAGGTACAAGAGAAGTCCAGCTAAAAGGATTTTCAGTCGCCATATTTTTTCCTTAGTAAGTGCCACCACTGATGGTAGCCCCATCAAGCGTAGATATAGTTACAGTGCCTGAGAAGGTCGGAGCAGTTGTGTCTGCTTTAGAATTTACTGCCGTAGCAAGGGCGTTAAATTCATTATCAATCTCAGTACCTTTTACAATCTTTCCAGTATCGCCGCTAGGAAGTGCATCTTTAGCAGCGAAGTTCACTGTTTTGGTATAGTTAGACATTAAATCATCCTTCCTGTCTTAACAAAAATGTCCAGCCGTTGCACACTAAACTCTTGGCTGCTAATCTCAGTTTCAAAACCAATCTGTATTACGTTACCAGCACCGCCAGTTGATGTAGAAATATCATCAGTTAACACGCCCAAACTGTATTCGCTAGATGACACAACAGTGAACGTGCTTTCCCATGTGCTTGTTATGTCGTTCCAAGCAGAAGCTCCTGCGTCCCACTGATAAACATTATTATTGTCTATTGTCATATAAGCGTCACCGTCAGACGGACTTTCCGGTAGAGAAGCATAATCATCTCTATAACCTTCAAACTCTGCATACCCTACATATTTAGCATCAGTTTCAGTAACATTATCTTCATCATCTGTGTATTCAGCAATGTTGCCAGTAACAATAGTGAAAGGGTAAGAGAAGGTGGTGCCTTGGTAGTCGTACCCAGCCTTAACAATAAACTCTTGATTGTTTCCTCCAACCACAGTGGCTTTGATGCGCTTCAACATCTTAACCATCGTTGGGTTTTGCATGTCAATGTGGTTAGAGTAGTAACGCAGGATGTAACTAGACCCGTTGTCCTGATAGCCAGTATATTTACCAATACCATTAACCTTACCAACCAACAAATCACGGTTGCGGCGGCGTAGGAAACTTCTAGCAGTGTAGTCCACCCAACGAGTGATACGCGCTGACCCATCCTCTAGTGCTTGCCTCATGTCTAAACAATACACAAGGGATGAGGAAGGGAATGAGATGAGGTAGAAGGCGTTCTGCTCAGAATAAGCAGAGCGAACACTACGCATATCTTCTTCTAATCCTTGTTCTTTTTTAATAATCTGTACAAAGTCATCCTTAATGTTCCTTGTCAGGTCACGCATCGGTAAACTTTTCTCTTGAATGAGCCGCCCCAAAGAACGTATACCATTGTCAGACAAAAAGATAAGGTCATTACCAGTGCTTTGTACGCTGTCACGGGCAACACAACCAGTACCAATAATCACATCAGCAACAGAGAAGTCGCCAGCAATTGGGTTGTCTGCGTTCTGATAGAGAACAATGTTGTTCTTACAGAATATGATAAGGAAGTTGTTGTGGGCAGCTAGTGCAACAATAGTGTCCGTGTTGTTAGGGAGCACAGCAGAGATGTTCAACGTACCGCTGGTGCCTCCATAAAAAGCAGGGAAGTTGGTGTCAGCTATATCTGTAGACCAATAAACTGTCTCACCGTCATGCACCCAAAACCTGCCCCAAGCGGCGATAACATCCCGTGGGTAGGAAGTGGAGTAGTTCTGTGTCAAGCTGGTGTAATCAGTCATGGTTTGGCACACAGGGCTGCTTGTAGAGTTGTACACCAAAGGCTCAAACCCGTCCTGAACAATCATGGCATGGCTATAAAGACTAGCCCCTTTCCAGTTGTTTGCTGTAATGGTGTACAAACTAGGCGTAATGTCTGTTAATGCAGCACCAACACCACCTGAAAACACCTTGTTGTTACCACCTGATAGAACCACCACACTGTTGTCGTTGTTAACGTGTTCCATCATAAACTTGACAGTTGCTCCACTAAGCTCAGTGCTACCGTCAGTGGTTTCCATAGTCCAACCTTTACGACTGCCTAACCTACCATATTTATCAATGATGCAGTTGTCTGCTGTCAATGCAAAGTTGGTGGATAAAGTAACACTACTGTCCTGAGTGTTCAGTCCATAGAAACCCGGAGCAACAACAGATACGTTTTGTAATTGCTTCATGCTGTATACCAAATAGTTCCTTCAGGGCTACGCGCATCGTCAAATGCAATCTCATCTGCCAAAGCGTTTTGTCCCATTTGGTAAGCGTTAATACTTTGTTGACCACCATCTTCACCACGCTCTTCAATAGCCATAGCTGTAGCCAACAGGATGATGGGACGTGTAGGAACAACAACCGTGTCGCTGTCTGATGTCAAATCACTGCTTCTCACAACCATGTTAAAACGTAGTGTGTAAACACCATCAGGTATAGGGAACAAATCAACTTGTACATCACCATCAGCACTTACACCGTTAAAGTTGTAATAAAGAGGTGCTCCTTTTTGTGGGTCAGTCATTAAAAACTGGCGGTCAAACCAAGCACTTTCCTTCAACTGCATCTCCCAATCTGAAGTGTCATTGAGTACGTTCAGAACAGAAGACCTATTGTTAGCACCATTTAACTCATAATTGAAAGTGTCAGCCGCAGTGGTTACAGTTAGGGTGGTGCGTAATGCTGACCAATCCCAAGCACTCTGCACTTGGTGACGAGCCTCGTTGACAAAATCGCCAATTAGTTTGGAATATGATGTAGAAGAAACAGAAGCCACCTCGTTCTCTCGTAGGCGGCGTAGCACAGCGTTAACAAGTTGTAAATAAGTCATTTTTATTCCTCAATTTCAGGAGTGTAGCACATCTGTAGCATCTTGTCAACCCTATTCACCATCAAAAGTGTACATTGGAAACTCTTTACGTAGGTCAAAAGTAGCAATAAATGATATACCTGACGTACTGGTTTGAACATTCATGCTGTCACCTTGTTTCATTACCAGCCCATCGCTAAACTGAAGGTAGTCCTTGGCGTTCAAACTCTTACCGTTGATAATGTAAATCTGATGTGTGGCATCGTGTCCATGCTGCCAAAAGACGCTAACACTGGCTGTGCTACCTGCGGTGTTGGAAATAAACAACGTGCTAACTTCAGCAACATAGCCATTAGGCACCGTGAACAACTCAACATTGCTACCAGTGGTGGTGATTGTTTTACCTACGCTGTGTTTCATTACCAGTAGCTTCCTGCGCCTTGGGTGTCGCCAAGAGAAGACATGTCAGAACTAGCAGCGGCAACATCAGAGGCAGACATTCCGCCACCACCACCGCCACCACTGTTTCCAGTGTTGTAGGATTCATAGGCATTCCAAGCGGCTAAATCGTCTGCTGCTTGTTGGTTTAATTCTGCCATTTGTTCAGCAGCCGCAGCAGCTTCCCA